TGCGACCGACATGTTGCCGACGTACTCGGACACGATCTGGTCCGCGCCGCTCGCCGTGACGCACGCGAGCTGGGCGACGCCGCTCCGTTGCTGCGCGGCGACGCGCGGGTCAGTGTCGACGCGCCAGCCGGCGATGAGCGCCTGGCTTTGCGCGATGGCGGCCAGTACCACCCGCGCCGCAGACACGTCGCCGGGCGGCACGCGCCACGCGACATACAGCGCGTTGGATACGCCGGCGGCGCTCTGCACCAGCTCGTCGACGGCTTCGTCGATGTCCTCCAGCGCACTGCGCAGCGTGACGAACCGCGGCCCTTCGATCTCCTCGCGCGCGGCGAGGTTGGTCGCGGTATCGTAGATGACCAGCGAGCCGTACAAGCCCGAGAGGCCGGGGTTGTCGAAGCCGGTCGGCACGAGCGCGCCGCACTGCACGATCGGGCTGCGCTTGTAGACAGCGGTGCCGGCGTGCATCACGTCCCACTGCTGGTGGTCGTGCCAGTTACCAGCGAAGGCCGCGTCGATGCCGTGCGTGCGCACCGCGTTGGCTACGTCATCGAGGTGGATCGAGTCGGCCGCGCCGCGCATGAACACCGGAGTTTTGGCGTCCTCGACGCCGAGGTGGAACGCCAACACGAGCGGCCCGCCGAGCATCTGCGTCTGGCCCGCGAGGTCGTCGACGGCGCGCGTGAACCAGTCACGCGCCGCGCCGCTGCGGTACGGCACGAGCCAAAGCCGCGTGTGCCCGCCCTGGGCGTCGCTCGCGTACCCGATGCGCGGCTCGTCCACGATGACGATGCTCGCGTGCATGAGCCCGAGCGGGCTGAGCGCGTTGTCGGTCTGCGCGTCGCTGCTGGCGTCGTGGTTGCCGCGCAGGATGTAGACGAACCCACCGAGCGAGCAGTACGCGGACAGGATCTCACCCACGGCGCGGAGGAGCTGCGGTGTTGGGTGGTCGCTGTCGAAGAGGTCGCCGCACACAACCAGCGTCGCCGCGCTCACGGCGAGCGCGCGATTGCACGCCTTGCCGAGCACGTTGACGATCGCCTGGGCGCGCCGGTTGACGCCAGCGTCGAGCTTGTCGCCCCACGCCCTGTGGTTGTCGACGTGCACGTCGGCTATGTAGGCAATCCGCACGTCAGTCTGCCTTCGCGCCGGGCAGCGCGCGCACGATCACGTTGACGGGCGCGTGCTGCCGCACCGAGTGGTGAGCGCAGACGTTGGCGGGCGGCTCGACGCCGCGCTGGCGAATCGCGGTGAGGAGCTCGACCAGCTCTGTGAGCGGAACGCCGAGCGCCTTTGCGACGCCGTGCAGCGCGACGGCGAGCAGGAGCAGCACGGTGAGCGGCTGCGGGGAGATGAGCAGCATCACTGTGCGCACGGTATTCGAGGCGCCGGTGCACACTTCTTGAAACGCCTCGGCGGGCGCGGAGGCGAGCAGCTCGGCGGGGGTCATGCGGGGGCTCGGCATCGTAGTCCTCGTGGGTGGTTGGGTTGTTGGGTCGCGCGGTGGGAGTTGAACCCACGCCTTCTCGCCGTTTAGGGCGGGTGCTCTACCGGGCTAAGCTACGCGCGACAGGTGCGGCGCACCGTTGCAGTGCGCCGCGAGCGATCAGCCGACGGGGAACCCGTCGTCGTCGAGCTCCTCGACGCCAGCGACCGGCGACTCGCTGGGCGCAAACTTCACCTGCGCGGGCACGCGCCCACCGGTCTGCGCGATGCGCGACGCCGCCGTGGGCTGCGCGGGGGCTGCGAGCGCGGGCTGCGCGGGGGCGCGCATCGGGTCGTGCAGGTTCACCTTCTCACCGCGGAGCATCATGGCGATCTCCTCCTCGGTCGGGATGATGACCTCGCGCTCGAGGTCCGACATGGTCGCGAGCAGCTCCAGCGCGGCCTCGTCGGTAGGCGCCAGGCGCGACGCGCCGCGCGGGTCGAGGTTGACCGTGTACCGCGTGTCGGTCTTCGTGGTGCCGACGCGCAGGATGTAGATGTCGGTGCCCGTGACCGGGTGCGCGAAGTTCACGCCGAGGCCCGCTGCCTTGTCGGCGAGCTTCATCAGGTCTTCGTAGAGCTTCTTGGACACCGCCCAGAGCTTGAAGCCGCCGCTCGGGTCGTTGCGGCGCATCGCGTTGCAGAGCGTCTGGCGGTAGGCGCCGAGGTTCTCGCCGCGCTCCACGTCGATCGGGTTCTGCGACGCCATCAGGCGCGCGACGGTCGAGCAGGTCTTGCACGCGACTGGCGGTGCGCCCTTCGGCTGGTTGAGCCGCGGGCAGCAGAAGCGCACGGAGTTCTTCACCCCCGGCACCTCGATGCTGTGGATGAAGGGCCGCATGAAGGGCGACTTGCGGCCGGGCATCGCGGGGCCGATGCGCAGGATCGTGCGCCCGACCTCCAGCTTGCCGAGGTAGCGCTTCGGGCGGCCACCCTCGGCTGCCTCCGCGAGCTCGGTAGCGATCTGGGCGTCGTCCCAGGCGCCGTAGTCGCCGAGGGATGCAGTTGCGGAGAGTTGGTTGGTCATGGTCGTCGTTGCTCCTGTTGCGTTGCTTGCTGTGGCTGTGCGCGGTCAGCGATCATCGCCGAACCGCGCGGTTGTCGAAGCATCGCCCCGCGCGTGTTCGCGGATGGACGGGTTGCTTCGGAGCTCTTCTCGGATGTGCGCGCCGAGGCTGGTGAGCATGTCGCGCTTCGCCTGGATGGCATCGACGACGCCCTTGGCGCGCGCCTTCACGCACTCGGCGTCGATGTACTCCATGCGCACGGCGACGTACCGGTCGTCCACCGCGACGCGCTCGCCGATCATGCTCTCGGTCGGCTTCGACACGGTCGGGTCGGCGTGCAGGCGCTCGCGCCACTCGATGCGCAGCCGCGCCTCCCACGTCTCCAGCGTGAGCTTCGCGCGCATGTCCTCCTCCATCGCGGCGGCGAGCTTGGCGTTCCACCACGCGAGGTGCGCGGGCAGGTCGATGTACTCCTGGCGAATGAGGATCGCGTCAATGCTGACGGCGGCGCGCTCTGCCGCCTCGACGGGCAGGGCTGCAAGCTCGGAAGCGCGTGGTCGTTGGGTCGTCATGCCGTTGTCTCCCTGCGAGTGTCTTGTGCGGGCGCGCGCGGATTACGCAGGCACCGCAAACGACTTCATCGAGCCCCACGAGCGGCCCTCCTTGAAGTCCACCACGAGCGGCACGTCGCCGCACCAGTGCGAAGTCATCACCTCCCGCTTGATCCGCGCCACCTCGTCGCGCTCGGAGCGCGGGCAGCGCGTCACCAGCGAGTCATGCACGGGGAAGAGCAGCCGCGCGCGCAGGCCCTCGGCCTCGTAGGCGTCCTGCACGGGCTTCAACGACGCCGTGGCGTAGTGCGCGGCGCCGCCCTGGATGCGCGTGTTCCACGCAGCGTTCTCGGCGTTCTTGCGGCGACCCTCAAAGGCTTCGCCCTGGTCGGCGATCGCGGTGAGCCAGCGCCAGTTCGCGTCCTCGCCCGCCCACTGCACCATCACGCCCCCGTCGCGGCGCGCGCTGCGGAGCGTCTGCTCCATCTCCTTGCGCAGCACGGGGAACTGGCCGAGCACCGCCTCGAGGATCCGCTCCGTCTTGGCGACGCTGGTCTTGAGCTCGGCAGCGAGGCCAGCGGCCGTCTTGCCGTAGTGGATGCCAAAGTTCACGGGCTTCGTCTTCGACCGGTACTCCTCGCGCATCTCCGTGGTCATCACGTCCCACTGCGCGTGGCTGATGCCGAAGGCGAGCGGCGCGATCATGCGCGCCGTCGCGTCGTGGAAGTCGACGCCCTGACGGAAGAGGTCGATCATCAGCGGGTCGCCGCTGACCATCGCGGCGATGCGCAGCTCCAACTGGCTGTAATCGCCTTCGACGAGGATCCAGTCGTCGTCGCCGGACCAGAACCCGTCGCGGGCCATCTTGCCCTCGGGGCTGCCCTTGGCGCGGGGGATGTTCTGCAGGTTCGGGTTGCTGCTGGAGAGGCGCCCCGTGTCCGCGCCGTCGAGCAGGAACGACGCATGGATGCGCCCGTCCTCGCGGATCGCGGCGAGCATGCCGCGCGCGTAGGTGCCAAGCATCTTCTCCAGGTGCCGGTGCTCGGTGATGTCGGTGATGATCGGGTGCTTGCCCGCCAGCGCGGCGAGTGCGTCCTTGTCCGTCGAGCGGCTGCCGTACGGCGCGCGCAGCCCGAGCTTGTCATAGAGCAGCGCGGCGACCTGCGGCGGGCTGTTGAAGTTCACCTCGCCGTACGGCTTCAACCGCTTCTCGGTCTCGGCGAGCTTGCCCGTGAGGTAGTGCTCAAAGAGCTGCAACGCCGCGCGGCTCGCCGGTGCGCCCTCGGCTTCGCACCGTACCAGCGCTTGCATCGCAGGCTGCGCGACCTCGTCCCACACGCGCTGCAGGTTCGGCGCGGCCGCGATGCGCGCGCGCAGGTCGACGGCGAGCACGTCGGTCACGAAGGTGTCGCGTGCGTTGTAGCGCCGGCGCACCGCGGGCTCGAGGTAGTGGTAGGCGTAACTGATCGCCTCCGCGCGGTCGGCGCGCAAGTTCGCCAGCGTGCGCTCGGGCACGTCGTCGCGGCTCCACCCAGCGGCCTCCAGCGCTGCGGTCTTGACGGGCTGCCGCTCCTTGCCGCTCTTCAAGGGCTCGCGATAGGACTCGCCGGCGAGCGCGTTGAGGTCGCCTGAGATGGCGCCAATGCGGTCCTGCGCCTCCTCCTTGTGGCCGCCCATGCCGACCTCTTCGGCGCTGGTCTCAAGGCGCGCGTCGACCGTGTCGCCGGCGAGCAGCTTGCGCCAGAGCCGCGTGTCGCCGTGCACTGCGGCGTGGGGTAGCACGATGGCGAGCGTCGGGTCGGCGCGCAGGGCGAGCGCGTCGTACTTGAGGTTGTGCCCGATGAGGCGCGTGCGCGGGTTCGTCAGCACGTCGACCAGCCCGAACCGCAGCGCGGGGTCGTCGAGCTCGGTGCGGTCCCACGTCCACCCGCTGACGCCGCCGTGCGGCCAGAGCGTGATGGTCTCGATGCGAAAGTCGGCGTCCCACAAGAGCCCGCTGGTCTCGGTGTCGAACGTGAGGTGCGACGCGCTCAGGCACGCCGTCGCCGCTGCGGCGAGGTTGCGCGCGTACACCAGCGTAGCGGAGCGGTGAGTCTGCGGTGGCGCGAGGTCCGCAGTGAGCGCCCAGCGAAGGTCCGCCTCGAAGCGAGCGGCGAGGAAGCGATTGCGCAGCACGACGCTTGGGTCGGGCAGCATGAACACCGGCACCCAGCGCAGCCCGCCATCGTCGTCGATGTCGCGGTGCCAGCCGTACCCGCGGTTGAGCGAGCCGATGTTCGGCTTGCGCCCGAGGATGCCGTGCGCGGCCCAGCCGCCGAGCGTGATGATCCGCTCGGGCGCGGCCTCCATCACGACCCGCGCGAGGTAGCCGCGGCAGGTGTTGACGGTCTTGGCCTTGACCTCGCGCGAACCAGGCGCGCAGCGCAGCGCGTGGTCGAACACGACCGGGCCGGTGTAGTAGGTGGAGAGGAGCTTGCGGACGTGAGCACCGGCGGGCGCGCTGAACGGGCGCCCGGTGCTGTCGTCTCCGCGGGTGGGGTGGTCGGCAACGACCAGGAGCCCGCCCGGCTTTCCATCAGCGCGCATGCACACCGTGCGCGCTCCCTCGTGCATCGCGCACGCAACGCACGCGGCGTCAGAGGCGCGGGGCGCAGTGCCGTTGATGGCGCTGCCTGGGAGCGTCGGGTACAGCGGAAGCTGGATCATGCGGGCGGGCTCCTGTCGTCGTGGGGCGGGAGTAGAAGGCGGCGAGGCTACTGGAGGTTGAGCAGCGAGGCGGCGCGCTCGACGCGCTCACCGAGCTCCGCGCCGATGCGCGCCAGCGTCGGGATCGCGGCCTGGTGATCGAGGCACGCCTGGAGCACGGCGCCCTTCGTGGTGAGCCCGCCCTTCGTGGTGAGCAGCACCAGCACGTCGCGGAGCTTCGGCGCGGCGACGAGCTCGGCCATCAGCGCCGGAGCGAGCGTCGCGACGGGGGCCGGCGCGCCGGCAAGGTCGTCGTCATCGTCCTCCTCTTCCTCGGCGACGGGGGCCGGGGGCGGCGCGACGGGGGCCGGGGCGGGCGTGCGCGGCTTGCGCGCGACGGGGGCCGGGACGGGGGCCGGGGTCGCGACGACGGCCGGGGCGAGCGCCGCGGCGGGGGCCTGGGGCAGCACCGACGCGGGGGCGGTCTGCACCAGCAGCGTGCCGAGGACGCAGCGCTTGAGGATCTCCGCGAGCACCGCGGGGTCGCCCTCGAGGATGAAGCTCGCCTTGCTGCCGTCCATCTGAAAACCGAGAACCTTGATGTTGGACATGGATAATCGCCTCTCAAAACAGGAGAGAGCCTGCGCGCGCCCTATGCGCCGCCGAGCTCTCTCACACAGACAGTCTTGTGCGCCGCGGCGCGGATTACGCGCGAGCCGGAAGGGTCAGCGCGATCGCGATGGAGAACTCCGTGCGCCCCGCTTTCGGCGCGACGTAGGTGACGTGGGCGCCCACGTCGTACCCGTTGCGGAGCAGCGCGCCGATCATCGGCGCCTGGACGCGCGGGATGTAGCCGACCTTGCGCGCGCCCAGGCGCAGCATGATGGCGTTCGGATCGTAGCTGTTGTGCGGCTCAGGGTGCAGCGCGAGCACCGTGTCCGC